ACGTGGTCGAATCCCATCTCGGCGAGCGCCTTGGCACCAGCCTCGCGGAGCTGCTTCGCGACGTGCTTCCCGCGCGAGGCCGGGACGACGTAGGTCCCCCATCCCTGCGCGGTCTTGCCAAGGTCGGTATCGACGGGCGGCTGTTGGAGGCTCCCCCAGAGGAGCACGCCCACCGCCGAGGCGTCATCCTCGGCGAGCAGACACACGCCGCGGTCGCCACCGAGGAGCGCCATGAAGAGATCGGCGAAGAAGGTGAGCGTGCGCTCGGTCGGCAGGATCTCGCCGCCGAAGGCCGCGTGAAGCTCCTCGAGATACGCCCGCCACAGGCGCAGGAAGTCACCGAGGTCAGCGGCGCGCGCGGGCCTGACGGCGATCACGAGCCACCCATGGACGGCTGGAGCGCCCCGCCGATCCCGCCCACGATGTCGAGCCAGGAAAGAGACTTCTTGCTGGATCCAGTGCTCGTGCTGCCAGGCTGGGAGGCGGCGGGGTTTCCATAGATCATGCTCGCATAGCGGTTGAGCAACTCGTAGGGCCAGTCGAATTGCCGCTGTGCCTCGGCCTCTCGGCTGGCGCCAACCTCTTGCAGCGTGCGGGCATCGGCGGACCCGAGGCCGTAGGCGCTCGGCGCCGTCGCCAGCGCCTGCTGCATCCGGCCGCGCTCCTGGTTGTAGGCGTCTCCGTAGAGCGCGGCGCGCGTCCCCATCTGCGCGTCGGCGAGCGATCCCGCATAGGCGCCGCTCCCGAGTCGACCCGAGCCGCCGAAGCGCGAGGCCACGGCGCTACTCGCCTCGCCGGCCGCTCGATCGGCGACGGTCTTCAGCCACGGGTTGCTGGCAGGGTCTAGGTAGGCACCGCTGAGCGTGCGCGCGGATTCCCCGACCGCCGCCTGTGACACGGGGCTACCACGCTGGGCGAGCTGCTCCTGCTGCGCGAGGCCCTCTAGCGTCGCGGGGTCCTGCCCGGGAGGGCGCGCGAATCTCGGATCGTCATAGAGGCGATTGGCCTCTTCGCCTGCCCTTTGCATATAGGGCTGCATCCATGCCGGCCACTGGGGTTCTGTCGTGCTCTTTGTCTTTGTCGCGCCACTGCTCATGGCTCGCCTCGCTTGAGCGGCTTCTCGAACACCCGGAAGCGCTCTTCGTACTCGGGGAACACGCGGCCCCAGCCCTTTCGGCCAGGGATCCGCATCGCCATGCAGCCGCCGGTCTTGGCCAGATCCTCGAAGAACGCGATCCACGGCGCCCAGCGCTCGACCTGCTCGCCACCGCAGAATGCCAGGGAGAACACCATCCCTCTCGGGTATTCCAACACCTCGGTTACAAGCGCTGCGACGACTTCCTTGCTCACGGCATCTCGGCAGACCCAGAGCTGCATTCCGCCGCTCTCGCACAGGCCGCGAAGATCCTCGACGCCGACCTTGTTCCCGTCTGCCGCGAGTGCAGGCGCGAGGAACGGGATCGCGAGCGGTAGGAATTCGTCGAGCCGATCCTTCCAGATCGGCCCAACCATCTCGGTATCCGCACTACGCGAAGACGGCGAGGCGGAAGGTTCTGTCTGCTGCAACGCTTGCTGCATGGGTGATGGTCACACTCCCCTGTGCTGCGGTGACGTAGGTGGTGGCGAGGGCCGCCGCGGCGTTTGCCGTGGTCGGCGTCAAGAGCACCGTCGAGCTCGCGAGGATCCGCGGGTCGCTGAAGACGGTCGTCGTCGCGGGGTCGACCGCGAGCGTCACTTCGGCGGTGTTGTTGAGCTTCCCGGCGAGAATCTTGTCGATCGCGACGTACAGGTCCTGATCGGACTTGCGGCCGAGGCGCGTCGCGGGCTCGATCGGATCGACGGTGCCGCGCAGCGACCCGAGCGTCGGCCGGCGGATGGTCGGGGTCACGGTGCGGAGCGCCATCAGCGGGGCCCTCCGATGCGCGCATCCACGTCGAAGCCGTGGAGCCCCGTGAACTCTCCGAAGAATCCGATCCCTGCGCGCAGGTAGCGTCCGGTTACTCGGCAGTTGAGCTTCCCGGTCGCATCCGGCGAGGTGGTCGATTCAGAAATCGATGTAGCTGAGGGCCGAAATCGGCCCGACACGTACCCTCCGAAGCCGGCGCCGGACTGCGAATCGAACACGGGTCGGATGCTGCGCACCATGGCGACGCGCCCAGGCGCCGGCTCGAAATCCGAGGTCTCGATGAGCCCGACCCCCGGCGTCCCCTCGAATGTCGCGAGCGCATGCGTCCCGGAGAGGAAGCCGCCGGCCGTTCGCGTGCTCGCGGCGAGCAACGTGTCGAGGTTCACGGCCGAGAGCGCACCGCTGTCCATGGAGTCGCTGTAGCTGTCGAGCGAGTCCGTGAACGGCATCACGTCGAGCAGCCACTCGGCCGACACGACGTTATAGGACCACATGTCGTCGACGGTGTTGTAGAGGATCAGCGCATTGCAGATTTCCGCGCTGGCACCCACTCCCATGTAGAGCCAGCCGATGCACTTCCACTCGGGGAAGTGCTTGCAGGAGACTCGGTAGCCGGTATCGGCTTGGATATTGCCGAGGAAGAAGCGGTCCACCACGTCGTTGCCAACCGGCACCACCTCGACACCGTTGGTCGCGTAGAAGCCTTCCTCGCTCGGGAAGTAGGTGATGCCGCCGACCCTGATTGCACCCTTGGGGATGATGCAGCCGATGTTCTCGCTGATCGGCGTGAAGCGGAAGAACGTGTCTCCGCCCTCGTAGTCCATGCGCCAGATCGAACGGTCGCGGAAGATGATCCCGAAATCGCTGCCGCCGATCACGTCGGTGATCGCGCCGCCATCTCCCGCGAGCTGCTGGTAATCGGACTGAAGCGCCGAGGCGGCGGCCGTCCCGACCTGCGGCCAGCTCGTCGGCAGGTCGATCGCGCTCCACTGCACCGCCGTCTCGTCGGTCCCGATCGCGGCGGCATTCACTCCACGCCCGACGATGTTCCCGGCCACGAGGAAGCCGCGCACCACGGCGATGTGCTTCGCGCGCGGGGAGTCGGCCGAGAGCGCCGCGAAGGCCGTCGAGGTGCCGACCACGAACGACTCCATTGCGTCGGTGTAATTCGTGGCGATGAGACGGCTCCCGTAGAGCGCGAAGTCCCACCACTGGTTCGTCCCGACCGTGTACGGGGAGGCCGAGGCTCCGCCAAGACTGACATTCGCGAGCGCGCCTGTGGTGCCGAGGTAGAGGCGGTTGGAGGATCCGCCGACGGTGAAGTTGAGCCCCGCCGCCGCACGCCCCGAGAGCGCGCCACGGCAGAGGCCGTTCAGCGCCCCGAGATCCGCCGAGCGAAGCGTCGGGATCGAGTCGTAGCCGCTGCGGCGGGGGAGCACGTTCTGCGCGGTGATGAGCGAGCTGGCCCCGATCACCTCGCGGTCGGGCGCCCACTTGCCGAGCTTGACCATCGGCATCATGCCACCCGGGCGACGAGCGGCGAGCTGCTGATCCCGGCGCGCTTGTCGGCCGCGATCAGCTTGTCCCGAAGCGACTCGTAGGCGGCCGTGTACCGCACGAGCTGCTCGTCATCCTGGAGGAAGATCCACAGGTCCATCAGGGAGGCGTAGAGGTAGAGATTGGGAGCCTTCGCGAGCAGCCAGTTGGTCGGGTCATCGTCCGAGAGCGGCGTCAGCGTCGCGTAGTAGTCGAGCGTGTAGGTGTAGCTGCTGTCCGGCGGCGGCAGAATCTCGAAATCGGTGCCGACAATGGCGTAGACCTTCGGGCCGCCGACGGTCCCGGTGTCGGTCGCGACCGCCTGCCCTGCCGGCCGAAGCTCCAGCACCACGACGGGATTGCTCGCAACCTGGAAGAGGCTCACGCCGAGGAAGTCACTCGGCTGTGCGAGCGTCGATTCGCCGGTCGTGAAGCTCCCCGTCGCCTGCGCGATCATCTGGCGCACACGAAAGTTCGGCTCCGCGTTGATCCGCGCCTCGGCCAGCACGATGAAGTCCGGGATCTGCGAGGTGAGGTCGCTTCGGATCGCCCACGAGGCGATGGCGGCCTGTAGCTCGTCGAAGGTGGAGAACGGCATCAGAGCTGCCCGGGAGCGGTGCGCAGGCCGCTCCACTCACTGGAGTTGAGCATCCCGCGGATGATCTTCCAGTCATCCGGCAGCCAGTATTTGAGCCCCATCTGCTGCCACTGATCCATGAGGATCATGGGGATGCGGCCGACCAGCACGTACTCCGAATGCTGGAGCTTCGTGGTGTGGCGGCTCGCGTTGTAGAGGGCGCGGTTGAGCGAGAGGATCGCCGAGACATCCTGCGACGACTGGATCACCACCTCGTCGGTAGACGGCTGGAAGTAGACCCGGCGAGCGATGGCGCTCATGCCTACCTCCGGTTGATGTTCCCGCGCTTACCGAACTCCCACTTGAGCGTGAACACGGCGGGGCCTGTCACGATCGTGAACGCGAGACGTATCTTGCTGCCGATGGGAGAGCGGGCGACGACGATCGATTTCCCGGTAGAGCTCACCGCTGCGATCGTCGCCGTGGCATCCGGGTGCGGATACCACGTCGTGCCATCGTCGCTGCTGATCTCTACCTGAAACGCGATCGTACCGGCGGTGAGCGTCGTCAGGTTGATGAACCCGATTACGTCGTCGTGCGTTGCGTTGCCGTCGGACTGCCCGGTCGTGCTGCTGACCGCCGTGCTCGCGACGGAGAACGACTCGTAGAGGTGTCGGGAATTGCTGGCGTAGGCCACTCGCTACCTCACACGACCGGCCAGGGCGAGGCAAGGAGAAAACCACGCCCCGGCCGTTCGCTCCCCGTCGGTTACGTCAGGTCGGCGCAGATGCCGTGAGCGGCCTCGTTGCTGACCTGGAGCGTGCACTCGGTCGTAATCATGTACTGCTGCGCGTCGCCGGTGACCGCCAGCTCTCGGCGCTGGATCGCCCGCAGCACGGCAAGGGCCAGGAACTCGGGACGGATGACCAGCACCTCGCGGTCGCTGCGGATGTACCGATTCGGGATGATCTTGATGTCCCCGAACTGGCTCGCGTACACGTCTGCGGTCGCGACGATGGTCCGGTCCTTCGCCTCGTGCATGACCGTACCGGCGATGCCATCGAAGCCCGTCAGCAATGCCTTCTGCGTCGGCCCGGCCATGATGACGGCATCGTCGACCATGCCGCTGTTGGTGTACATCTTGGAGATGACCGCGGTCAGGATCGCCTCCACGAACGTCCGCTGCGTACCGTCGGTCGCGAGAATGGTATTCGCGGTCACGAACCCGTTTCCGACACCGTTGGTCCCACGGTTTGCAGGTGATGCACCGCCTGTTCCGGTGTCGTTCGTGGTGAGCCACGAGGACAGCGAGCCGGAGATCCGCGCAACCGAGTTGCTGCCGCTGGCGGAGCTTGCGTTCTTTCCGACGATCATGGTCTCGATGTCGCGCCGGAGCTCGAGCCCGCGCTTCGTGGTCTGGAGCGCCACCTCGCTCGACCGGCCGGCCTTGTTGATGACCTCCTGCGTCTGCGACACGCCGAAGACCTTCGCGAGGATCTGGCAGCGGTTGCCGACCCGCGCGGTGGCCGCCGGCTCAGCGAGCGCAGCGACGAAGCCTTCGATCTGGGCATTCGTGGTGTCGACCGCGGCGAGGCTGTCCGTCTGCCACTCGTGGAAGACGGCCGTTGCCGAGGTGCGGCGGATGATGGAGGTGACGGGCGTATCCGAAGGTGTCACGCGGAAGATCGCATCGGCGAGATCCTCGCGTCCGCCCTTCGCGTCGTAGCTGTCGTAAAGCGTGCTGATCTGCGCCATGGAAGCCCCCTACTGCGAGGGGAGCGCACGCTCCAAGTAGGCGGCGATGTCCTCGACGCGCCCGCTCTTGAATGCGGCCTCCCGATGAGCTGCCGCCTTCTCGGCCTTCACTTGTCCGGGGTGCTTTGCAGCTCCGGGGCGAGCGACCTTTGGTAGCTGGCTCAGTTGTTTCTTGACCTCGGGTGCCTTCCGTGTCGTGAGCTGGTCGTATCGCATCGCCTTGTGGGCGAGACGGACCACACGATGGTCGGTGACCTCGTTCCACTCCGCGGGGGTGAACCCCTGCGCGAGTACATACTCGCCGGTCGCCTTGTAGGCGGTGGCGAAATCCTTCGCGAACGCAGGCTCGGCAGCGGCGAGGGCCGTGCGCTCCTGCGGGATGCGGTCGGTGAGCGCCTGCTCGGCGAGCGCCTTCTGCTCGGCCATGAGCCGTTGCGTCGCGTCGATCTGCTGCTGCCGCGCGACCATGCGGGCGGACCACGCGCCGGGGTCGGTGACGCGCAGCTCCTCCAGCGCCCTCGGGTCCTCGGCGTCGAGCATCTGCACGGCCTGCTGGATCAGCGGGCCGAGCCGCGCCGCCACCTGCTCGCGCTCGACAGCGAACTGCTTGCGCTCCTGCGCGATGGAGGTGCGCTCGGAAGCCACCGCCATTGTCTTCTGCGTGTAGTCCTTGGTCCGCAGATACCCGGAGATCAGCTCGTCTACCGGGACAGGCTTCTCCTCACCGGGCACCGTATAGGCCGGCAGGGTCTCCGCGGCCTCGTCTTCGGTCGGCTCCGTGACCTCTTCGCCCTCGCCTTCGACCGGCTCATCTGCGGCCGGCTCCTCGCCTTCCGTCGGCTCTTCGACCGGCTCGGGTTCTGGCTCTTCGACCGGCGGCTGCGGCGCGGCAGCCTTGACAGGCGCGCGTGCGGCCTTCTCGCGGCGCTCCTCGGATTCTACGAGGCCACGCGCGACGGCTTCGACGGAATTGTCAACGCCGAGTGTCGGGGTGGGAGCTGCGGCCATTGCAGCGCAGCATGGCGCGTGCCTGGAAATGAGGCATTAGGGAAGATGCGGGAAGGTAGTTCCGTGGTAGACTGCCGGAATGGCGATGAAGGATATCAGCGACAGACAAGTCTGCGCCGCTATTTTGGCGTACAAGATCCGACGTGCAGATGTCCGACGCGACAAGACGAGTGAGATCGTTCCGTTTCCTTACGAGCTGCTATCCGCTGCTACCGGACAACCCGAGAAGGTATGCTTCCGAGCGATGGAGAGAGCCTGCAACCGCGGCCTAATCGAATATGGCGTCTCGCTGCGAACCGGCTGGCTTACCGAGGATGGTGAGGCGCTGCTGAGAGCCTGTGCGCCCGAAACCATCCCCACCACTCGCCGAGAATCACGAGCTGGCGGCGCTTCGTGATCCGGTAGACCGGCATTCCGGAGTGATCGCGCAGTCCGCGCAGGGTCTTCAGGTCGATGCCGGTGCGCCGCGACAGCTCGCGCAGGCTCACGAGTTCGGGCGTCATGCCCTCCACGCCATCCCCCGCAACACCGGATCTCGCTCCACGCGCTTGTCCCTCGCGATCTCGCGCTCGCGCTTGTTGACCTCGTGCTGGCCCTTCTCGGCGACGCTGCGCAGGAAGCGTGCGAAGTGGTTCGCTGAGACGAGGAGATCGCTCGCGCGCTGGAGCTGCTCATGTGAGCTGGCCTGCTCGAACAGCCGGTGA